TTCGTTGTTACTGGATTTATTTTCTAACGAGCGACCAATTACATTAAATGCAGTTGCTTCGCCTGATTTTGCAGAACGGGCTAACCCATTTCCTGCTGAAACTAATCGATCGCCTTTGTTTATTGTTCCGATTACTCTAACAGGAACTCGACCTGTCATGGCAATTGGTGGATGAGTTGAATCTGTTCCTGCACCTGAATTCATCAGGTAAGCAGCTCTTGTACTTATTACTCCAAATACATTTTCGCTTAATTCAGTAACGCAATTGGTGATTTCTGCAGTGCCGCCCAATTCAACTACTGTGCCAGGTGATAATTCTGTGTCTGCTGCAAAACGTTCTGCTACGTCAGCATATTGTGCGCTGGTTGCCTTGGCAAATATTGTGTTAAAGGCTGTTCCTGAAGCACCAATATTACCAACTCCGTCTGCATTTAAGTTAGTAATACCCTTGATGCCAACTAATGCAGTTGATCCATCTACAAATATTGCAGTAGTAGTTGTGCCACCGTCGTTGACTTGAATATTGATGTTGGCGTCTGATGTTTGATTTTGTATAGTGACCGTAGAGTTTGCAGTAATAACAGAAATCTTAGCGTCTTGATCAGCGCCTACAGTAAGACCAGTGTCGTTTAAAATACCCAGTGTGCCAGAAGTGGTATCGTTTGTATTTGATCTTAGGTAATTAGCTGCTGCCACACCACCAAGTGAATTTGAGTCAGATGCTGTGCCATTGAAAACAGCATTACTAACTACTGAGCTAAGTTGCATTCCTGGGCCGATTGTTGGTGAGAAGCCACTGATAGCTACCTGGGGAGTAAATGTATCATCTTTAGAAATAATAGCAACAATAACGTTATTGACCCACATCTGAATAACAACATGGTCAACTGCTACGTTATCAGTTATGGTTGCAACAATTGCGCCGCTTGTACCTTGTCCAGAACTTGAAGCTGGACCAACCAGAGTAAATGACGCACCATTCCATGCTTTTAATTGTGCATTGGTAGTATCCCACCACAAGTCGCCAGTTACATTGCTTGTTGGCGCAGTTGAGCTTGCAGTAGCACTACTAATAGTTTTGAAAGTTGTGCCATTATACACCTTCATCAGGTCATTGGCAGAATCCCACCACAACTGGCCTGTTAGCGGTGCGCCCGGGGCAGTTGTGTTGGCGCCGTTTTCAAGTAGACGAATGAAGTTTTCATCTAAAAATTCACCGTATCCAGCGTAATTCTTACCAACCAGGGTCAACACCGGTTGAGCAGAAGTATTGATAGTACCGTCTGCAATAGTTGCAAATATAGTGCCATCAGTTAGATTAATTGTATATGCCATTTTTCACTCCGTCCTATTAGTATTTATGGTGGAATTCTGTACTCATATTTATGCTGCACTCAAGTTAGTTAAAGTCTGAATACGCACAGTATAGTCAATTTGAATTTGTCTGTTAAGGCTCTTTTGAACAGGATGAAAAATTACATGTGTAATTAACATTTGATCGTTGCCAGATCCTTGCCATGCTTTTAATCCTAATTCATCAAATACAAATTCGCCGTTGAAGTTGGTACTGTTATCAAATGCTTGTTGTCCAGCAGGCTCGCCGTAATCCAACAAACATGTAACCAAAATATCTGTATAAACTGTACCGCTTGTATGCAGTACTGTAAGATTATTTCTTGTGGGATCTGTGTTGGCAGCTGAATTCTGGTCTACCACTTTAATGTAGGTTTGATTGTATAGGTCTGCATTGGCACCAGTCACGTTGGGAGGCAAATATGTAATAATTCCCGTGGGATCTACTGCGCTTCCGCCGTTTCCAAATGCCATACTATAGATATAACCAATATTTGTATCAGCCAAACTCTGAGCTAATGCAATACTCATGTTTTCATAATGTATAGCATTATGCTTATCAACAAATACTTCTTTGGTCTGGGGGTCGTGGATCTTTAAGAATCCTTCGACCGATACTGGTCCTAACATAATCATGCTCGTTTCTCCACCAACACTTCTTTTGTGTTAGGATCATATATTTTAACGTGTGCCTCAACAGAAAAAACCCCAGCTTCATTGGGTTTTCTAACAGGTTTTTGTTCTACAGTAGGTTGCTTTTCATTCATGTTATTATTTACCATGTTAATTACCACGTATAAACCTTGCTGCTAAAGTTTCTTGCTCTTGCAAAGGAACGCCGTCACTGGCAGTGCCTGCTCCGGGTGTGTACCAACTCTCGCCTCTTAGTACCAAAATAGTAATCTGATAATTAATAGTAGGAGCAACTGCAAATTCTATGCTCACTGGATCTGCTGTTAATATTTCATAGCCGCCGGATTGTAATAATCCTCCTACATATACCTGTACTGCATCTGTGAGTTCCGTTGAATCAAGTCCGACAACACTGATATCCGGGGCTGTATAAATGGTTGTCACCCCATTGGATAAAAATTCGTCAGATACTATATAGTTTTGGTATTCGGCAGGTAATAAATTACCAAGTCCAATATCGTAAACTGCTGCACCCACGGCATGATCAGATGCCGCTGTTCCGGCAGTTCCTCTACGCAGACCGCTGACTGTGTTATTATCTACGTCACGATAGCGATAAGCAATCCGTTCACCATTGATGGTAATCAGCCCAAATATACCTTGTGGGAGATTTGGCTCGCTAAGTGCAGCAGCATCTTCCACATAAATTATATCGCCAATTTGAGACAACAGTTGTGACAGTACAGTGGTGGTTGAATTGGTAATACGGTAAGTGCTTTGTAGGCTACGCATGTCCTGGAAAATTCGGAAAGCAATCGCAGTCGGTACTGTACTTTGAGTCATGCTGGTAATTACTACAACCTGGGCAGCACTTATGACAGAACCTGTAATAGTAATGAATGTGCCGTCGATTGTGTAACCATTGCCGTTAAACAAGCAAAACCCATCCAGCGTAACTGCTAATCTCGAAGGGTCAGTTATAATACGTCCAGTGTCAAATTTATTTGTTAACACCTGTACACCTGTACTGAAATCAAAAGATCCAGAAGTATTGCTTACTAACGCTTCGTCGAAGGTAGTACTGTCATAACCCTGTGCAACTGTGGCGCCTTCGGACATTGGACCCACAAAGACCTGGGTCAATATATCTTGCTCGGCAGTGTCGTTCCAAGTAGTAACTGAAACAATATCTCCTGGACTTGGAATCAACGATCCTGAATTATTCCAAATTAATGTGTTACCTGACAGATAATATTGTGCATCAGTCCGCACTGATATTAAAATCTTAGCTCCAGCAGCTGGCATCGAAGACAATGTAACTGTTCTAGCGTCAGACACTCCATTCCATGGATCCAGTACAAAATCTACACCCAATATCTGCGGTACATTGTTGATATACACAGACACATCGTTATTGGCTACCAAAGCAGGACTATATCCAACGTGTGTAGGACAATAATATTGTATACTTGATCCATCGTCAATATATTCAATACCAGCAGACGGTCTGGCACGAACACCATTCTTTTCTACAATAATATTGGCAGGGTTAGTTCCCTCAAGGCTGTTTGTCAAAGTAAATGCCAAACTACCGTCAGCTACAAAATATTGTGTCTGCGGCGCACTCCATGAGTACTGCGGAGTCTGAATACCCATTGCAGTAACAGTAACTAAATCAGTGGCACCATAAGTGTTACTAAATGATATTCTAGTATCATATGTACCATATTGTGCCGATGTAAAGTTAGTAACTACCTGTCCGTTAACAAATACAACTATTTCATTAATCAAACTGTATTCAACAGGAATAATCAAACTATTACCAACGTCAGACCCATTATAGGAATTGGTATATTGCTGGTTGCCGCCACCGAGTGCGTATACAGTTATAACTATAGTATCATTTTCATATGCACCTGCGGTCACTGTCACAGTTTGATTTACCCAATCTGTTGTATAGTGAGTGTCTGGTATTAATTGGACTCCTATCGACAAGTTCCAAACTGTTAAAGTAATTGGATACGGTAATAATCCTGCAAAATCAAATTCGGTGGTATCAACAGTATACACATATTTGCGGGTTGACTCCGGGAATCCGTGCCCGTTGCCTTGCCAATCAGCACCGGGTGTTGTAAAAACACGCATGTCCAGAGTATCAAATATAGCACCTGGTACCAGTTCTTCCGGGGCATGACTTGAGTATTGGTCCACAAATGCACCGCCGGCAACATTGATTGAACTGGGTAGTGTGCCAAGATACGGGTCTGTGAATTCACTTGCATATATGGCATCAAGTATGGCAGGATCGTAAGTTGGACGGCCTTCTGGACCATAAGCAATGTTATCAAATGGGTTAACATCAAAATTGCCAACATCAAAACCTGTATTCTGATTAAAGCCTGGTGCAGTAACTTGTACTCCTGGATAATCAACGCCCGAAATTAATTGTGCAAGATCTAGGCCTGTTTCGTTTACTCCGGGAGTATAATATCCCATGGTTCGATCTACGCCTGTCAGATCGGCTGCCGGCACTAAAGTCCATTGATCAGTATCAAATGCAGTACTTTCAATGCTGGAGCTATCATCCGAATTAGCTGACCAAACTCGATTATCGTATCTTACTAAGGTACCGTTGTCGTAATTTTCGTTGGGTGTCCAGTCAACTATGCTTGATTGATATTCATAACGATCGTACTTTATAGTAGTTAGGATATTACGTACTAATTGATTTCCTGTTATTGCCACTGCGCGAGCGCCAGTACCGTTGCCGCCTACAAATGTAATAACCGGGGTGGTCAAATAACCAACACCTGGGTCCACTATATCAACTGCAATAACAGATCCAGCACTGTTCACTCGTGCAGTCATTACAGCAATAATCAGTGCATCGCCGGTTACTTCAACAACAGGCGGCACAGTATATCCAACACCACCATCAACCACTGTAACAGAATCAATTTCTAATAGATAATTTTGATACCATTGGTTCCACGGCAATATTTGCCAAATTGGAGAAGTACTTGGTAGACTACTGGTTGTGCTGACTGGTGGATCAGTGTCGTCCAAGATTGGACTAATAAACAAATTCTGTTCGTTATCATAGAATGCAGGTAAATCAAAGTCGTTCACAGTACCGTTGTACTGATCAAATCCATTGTATATCAAATTGAATTCGCGGATCTGTACATGGTACGGCTTGACTTCTTGTATATAATCTAACACAAAATCTTGGTTGTCTCGGCGATAAATTTGATACGGAACCAGTTGGCGTATAATATGGTCAACGTCAATTAAACTGGTTTTAGTTAACCAGCTTGGTGCTTGTTGCTCGCTCAAGATGTAATTAAACATCAGTATCAAACAACGGTTTCTTTCAATTAATAAATCATCAATAAACAATTCTTGATTGATTGCTTGAATTATTTTACGTGTTTCAATAATGGGCTCTTGGTCATAAAATTGTGCGTCAAATACTTCTACATCAAATCCGTAACGGCCAACACTATAGTCCCATAGTTTATTAGAAAATTCTATTGTACCATTTTGTAATCCCACACGGGCCCAGGAATTATCATTAGAGAATTGATACAATTCCCATTTGCCTTGGCCGTTTGCAGTTACTTTAACCACGCTGCCAACAGGAACAGCAAGCGTTGCCAACGAAGAATACACCGGCACTTCAGCCAGTATTCTTGTTAAAGGATCGTAACCCGGTGCATACCAATCGATATAACTCCAGTATAGTTTGGTATCATAGTTCTGGACTCGTAGCAATTCTAATACTTTTGACCCTGGCGCAAACCCTGCTATTACTTCGTAGATGGTCCATAGACCATTGTAAGCAGAATTATTTGCCACAAGATACTTGTAACCAATTGGCACCGCAGCCAGGTCCTGATAAGACAATTCTTCATTGTTGGCCACTCTCAGATCCCACGCACCAGAAGAACGTGACGGTTCTGATTCTTCGCTGTTTAACAGTGAGAATCGACGAGTCTCGGATATAGGGAACTGATTCAAAATATTATTGGCACGAGTCAAATAATTTTTCAATGCCAAGAACCGGTTAACAAACATACTCTGACGTGGGCGTGCCTGCGTACCAAATTGATCGCTCACACTCAAGAAAGGATCTGGCACAGGATTTCCTACCACATCTGATCCACAGAAGCTGTCCTGCAGCTTGTTATAAAGTACGTCGGTCAAGAAGCCATCTGCTCGATCTTGAGCCACCAGTTGATATTCTACGTGTACTGCATTGTCGTTTAGAATCTGATCGTAACCGACTTGTAAAATTGTATCCTGAGCAGAAATATAATCTACTCCGTTGTAGATTGCAATGGTGTTTGCATTAATTGGTGCAATATAGCTAATGCCGCTGCTGCGTGGGCTTTCAATATATTGTGCAATAATGGTTGTGCTCAGAGTTTTCTTGGCAAAGGTATTCACTGTGTTGATACCTGATACCCAGAAATAGTATTCCAACGACACAATGCCTTGTTCATTCAATGAATTGCTGACTGAATATCTACTGTTACTAAACGGTACGCCTGGGCCAGTGTATTGAATCGGCGGTACTGAGCTTGAAACCCACTGGTAAACATCTATTGTGCTGCCTGGGAAAATCTGTCCCCATCGACGGCTGGCGTAGGTAATATCGTTCTGATTGGGATCAATGAATCTCACACTTGTAGTATCCCACCATATTTGTCCAACTCGTGCTTGACGCCAAGCACCACCAAAATTGTTAACAGCACCTACGTTGTATTCAGCTGGATCAATTGCGCCTGTGAAATTGATATTTTGAGCAACAACACCCAATAGTCGTCCTTGCAATGGATTGAAATAATCAAAATATTGTTTGGTATTTCCAGCAACACGATCATACATGTAAACGGTGTTCAGCAGTGAAACATCTACCACTGGCTGCTGTAGTCTAAGCACACTCCATGCTGGTTTCAAATTAATATTTCTGTAGGAAACTACGCTGCCACTGTTGTCTTGACTGTCGTTAAAATCTGTGCCAGGCGATCCTATTAGCAATGTTCCAGTTGTATAATCTATTGCTGCACCAAATTGTGCAGATGTTTGTGCCTGGTCATCATATAATTGCTGACCAAATACAAACTGCCCGTGATTGGTAACAGTTGCGTTGGCTGCTGGAAGGAAATCGTAAGAATATACTACTCCGCTTTGCAGTACTGTGTCAAAGAAAACGGTACTGTTTGAATCAAACGTGGTGCTGGTTTTAGTAACAGCGTTCACATCAAATGTTGTAAGTTCTATCAAGGACCCGTTTGGTGCACCCACTAATAGTGCAGTGGTGTTTTCGCTGATAAACAACTCTTGTCCAAAGTTTGCAAAGTCTTGTTGTACTGGTGCTACAATTGTCTGTAGTTGTACATAAATTGGCCAGCCAAGATCTGCAAATAGTGTGCCTGTTCCGGGCAGTACCTGTACTTTATTAAGTGCCTGCGCTGCCTGTACATTTTTAGCTGATATAGTTAATCTGCCAGACACCACCACTATAACACTATACGCAAAAGGTGCTACAACAAATGTTATTTGTTCAGTAGTATTATTATAAGTGTAGTTGACCCCTTCTATTTGTTCTACATCGTTAATTAGTACCAGTACGGTGTATGAATCGGCAGCTGAATATATTGTATTCACGTCAAATACAGTGGTTGCACCGTCTGCGATTATTTCAAGATTATTAGTGACAGCCGCTTGTGCATTAGGTACACTGGCAGCATTTATATCTGCGGCCAATTGTTCAACAGTTGTTCCTGTCACTTCTACAAAGTAACTGTTAACTCTGATAAAATCGCCCGGAGTCAGTACAGGATTAGCAACAGTACTAGATATAGTTCCATAAACTCGTGCTTGATTTAAATTAAATTCTACCTGTCCAGATTGGATAGCAGGTGCATTAGCAAATGGTGCACCAACATATAAACTACAATCATTCACACATTGATCAACTACATAACCAAATTTGGCATTGGCAGCTGGGTTAGCAGAGTAAATTGTCTGTACCAAGTTAAATTGGTTGGTTTCAATTGTTAAGGTATCGCCAATATTGATAGCAGTATCTAGTGTAACTGTGTTGGAAGATATTGAATATGTTCCGCCAATGGTACCTGCTTGATTTAATAGGAATACGCCGTTTAGTTCAACTTGAGTAGGTTCGATTAATGCCAATTCGGTAGTATACGATACTACGCTGGTGTCAGTTATTTGGAAATTTTGTACTGATCGGTCAAATACATAAACTGAACCTGCTTGAGTGGACACTTCGCCTGTGACAGGATCTGTATAAGTTGATACAGGACATCCTACCATCAACTGACGTCCGTTTGTTGTGGTTGTAACACTGTGCCCAAATTGATCTGTTGAAGCAAGCCCACCGACAGTAATTGTATCTACCAATGCATAGTATGATTCTGCGCGAACAGAAATCACAGTACCGGCAGCAGGTGCTGTGGTGAAAACCAAATTATGTGAACTATCTGCTGCATAGTCATAATCTAATTTTAGTCGTTGTAGAGAATCATCAATATAGACGCTGATTGAAGTGCCTATGTCATCACCGACAGCAAGAGTAGCAGGATAAATGTCAGACAAGTCAAATGTATTTGTTACACCGTCTCCTAGTAGTAATACCGTACTACGTCTTGCGATTGTGACTTTTAGCCCTGCGGTTGGTGGTGTTGTTAATACTATATACACGCCATTGGTTATATAGTCTACTCCATAAGTTAGAGTAACACCTTCCAGTGCAACTACCAGTTGATCACCTGTGTCAACAACAATATAATCACTGTAATTGAATAAAGTTTCTGTTCCGGTGGCATAATACTCTACAGACTGTGGTTGATAATCTACGCGGCCGTAAGCATAAACACGATTGCCACCTGGTGCGCCCACATAAAGCCAGCGTTCATCCAGGCTCATTGTTACAGAATAACCAAATTCATCAGTAGGAGTTACTGCTGCTGCCGGGTCAATTAACAGTAATTGCCACTGCTGGAAGGCGTTGCTGGCAGGATTTCTATATATAACCGCTGCATATCCTGCATTATTCATACTGGCGCTTGCGCCAATAACGGCCCAGGCCTGGTTGCCCATATCTGTTGCATTACCATAACCTACTGCATCTGTGGTACCAAGTTCTAAAATAGAATTCTGTGCGTAAACATCTTGTTCTGTTTTAACATATGTGTACACAGCTCCGGTGGTATTGTATCCCGGAGCTCCAACAAGAGCACTAAGATTTTGTAATCCTTGACTTATGCTTGCACCAAATCTTGAATTTTCAACAGTTGTTTCTGGATCAATATCAATTGATGCTGTAAAGGGTTCTGTTTTTTCCAAAACTTCCCATAGCCCGGCACCGTTATTGTCAACCCAGATTTTAATACCAGGGAAAAGAGGTCGTGCATACGGTAAGTTCACAATGTCGGCTGCTTGGGCAACACGTAGTGATTCAAGAGTAAATCCAACTCCGACGCCTGTATATGCTGTTTGTGTGCCAACAAATACAAAATCAATCAATAACGAAGTTATTCCAGAAATAAACTGTACACGATATATTCCGTCTACAGCAGCATCAAAGAATTTGATTATTAAAATATCACCCACTACCAATCCGTGTGGTTTGGTAAATTGTACCAGTGCTCGGCCGTTGAGATTGTTGCTGACCGATGTTATGCTGCCCGGTACCAGCGACGCACGATATACATTCCACTCATACTCGTTTATCTTGGCAACCCATATAGTGGTTCCTACTCCAATGGCAGTTGGACTCAGTTGAGAACTAACCAGTTGCAGAGTTTCTAAGTCAAATACATTTATATCAACATCGTCAAAATTAACGTAACCAGCAGACGGTAACCCAACATCAGTGGGCAACAAAGTGGTAGTCGGGAATATGTCGGTGGATGTGAGTTTTACACTGGATCTCCAAACATCTTGTAGTAGTATGGCCTGGTCAGCAGATGATTCTTCTTGCGGTAATACCACTTGAACCAAGCAAGGATCACTGTGCAATAATGCTTCATTTAATCGTAAATCAATAAAGCTCTGGCTGGCAGTGGCACCATATGTACTGCGTAAAACTGCCCAGTATTCATTGATATCATATGTGGCTGTTTCCTTACCAAGATTAGCCAGACTGAACAATTCGGCAGATTGTAAAGTACCTTTTGTGCCTAAGAACTGTTGATATAAGTTGACTTGACTTACATCATCCAAATTCAATGCCTGCATGTATTGTCTTGGACGGAATCCAATTAGACCGTAGCTGAATAAGTTAACTTCTTGTTCAAGATTGGCATTGTACACGCTGTATGCTGCTGCCAGTTGGTCGCTTGAGTTGGCAGCATTGGACAATAGTCCTTTTTGTATTTGATTGTAATCACTCTTGATCCAGAGATTATAGTTAAACTCTTGACTTGGCTGAATAATTGTGCTCGACGACCAATACTCGTTCTTGAATAAAACAATTTCGCCCTTGGCATATTTACGATTTGGCGACCACTCAATTATGTTGTCCTGATTTAGTACAAATCCAGGTGCGTTAACTAATCCAGTCCAATCGTTGGTAACCCAACCGGACACTAAAACTCGACTCTGTCGTGCGCCAGTTATCTTGTCATAGATAAGATCCGCAAAAATGCTGCGATTGTCCAAGATAACAATGTGTTCGTATGCGGTAAACCTTAGGTTTAAGAAGTTTATGGTATTGTTTGTGAGTGTTGACACGCGGAATAAGTTGTCAATACGATCAATTACTAAATCACCTATCGGCAGTGCCTGGCGATTCTGATTTAGAATAATGTCATCCGGCGAATATGTCAAAATGCTATCTACAATTGCTTGCGGACGAGAAATTGATATGCGGGTAGCAGCCGGGTTTAAGTTTATGATAGATCCAACTGCCCAACCCTGCTGACTCCAGTATATAAATTCTTGACACATCTGGAACCAATCTAAGATATAACCATTCTCTCTTGATTCAAAAAGGAAACCTTGCTTTTGAAGTAGCGCACCGTAGCTGACCAAAAAGTCACACACACTGGCCAAATTTGTAAACACGTATCCGTAAGGAACCTGAACTACATTATTGGTATGTTGTGTTGCAACTCTGACCTGCGTCTCTGCAGCAGAAATAATTGTATTTCTTCCGGCAGTACGTGACACCAATATTTCAAAAAATGGTCTCTGCGTACTGTAACCCAGTACTGCCCAACCAGTATCAACTTTTTGCACAATAACAGAACTGTAGGTCACTTGTTCAAATGGCTGATCTTTGTAAAGCAATAACGAATAACTTTCATCTGGCAGTATCAATCCAGCATTAGTGCTGCCAGGCGTAGATCTTTCTGTGTAGATTTTGAGATAATTCTTATCAGTAAAACCTGCTACTCTCCAGCAGAGTCTGACATCAATATTGTTTAATGTCACAGTGAGATTGTCAGTGCTGTTTATACCCAACTGACAATTGTAATCAATAATCCAATCCAGGTAACTGGCTTTGCTTGCACCGTTTCCGTATAATGGTGTTAGCTCGTTGGCATTTAGACGATAACGTTCGTCCCATAGGAATTGTTCCAGCGGCTGATTGTACACATAGCGATCTCTATCAGAGAATAAGCTAAAGAACTTGGCTGGCTTAGTTAACGCCAGTAATCGCATTGCTGCAAATGGCCAAGCACTGCTTGTACGCCAGGTATTTTCTACAGGACCATCGTCGCCAAAAGTCCAGCTACGACGGAAACTGGTTGCATCGTAATTACCAATCACAGCAACCAAAGGATCTAACAGCTCGCCTTCTGATCCAACCGGTATTACTGATGATAATTCAGGGCGTATATACCGTGGATCAATTCTGGTATCAAGAGGATCTTTAATAAGACCTGCTGCCAAGTCATCCCACAAAACTGTGTTGCCGCTGGTGTATGGTGCAGGACCATATTCTACTTCCCACCAGGTGGGTTTCTGCATTAAACCTAACATCTCCCAAGGTGTTGTGTCAGGGGTATAAGTGTCGTAGAAATAGTTATAGAGTCCTCTCCATGCACCGGCAGGTACAGGTTCACCTGTCAGCCGATCACTGCTTTGACTGTAGTTGTAGGTAAACGGGTCAGTAGTTCTATAATACTGTTCTGTATAATCAAGTTTATTCCAGCCTACCCAGCTTAAAAAGTCTTGACTTAGTATATTGTTTATTTGGCCAAGGTCATAATCAGTAGTTCTGAATTGGCCTGGCACAACATCTGTTACAACTAACGGAATTGGTGAAACTATTTTCAGATTGTTAAAGATTCGTTTTTCAAATTCTAACAACACCTGATCTCTAATGTCGTTAAATGCCAGAGTAATTGAACCGTCGTGTCCTCTTACTACCAACTTGGGAGTAATATAGCTGTTGTCCACATATATAGCCGGCAAGTATGCCGGGTACAATCCCATCTTGGTTGGAGTGTTTGGAACATAACTTCCGTATGTTCTTGGGTATTCACGTATAGTTATGGTATCGCCAACTGCTAACGGTACTGTAATAGTTAAATTAGGCTCGTCAACAGCAACAGTATAATCGTAGTTGATGGTTAACAAAACATCGTTTAAGTATACCAATAATCCCAAATAATTTGATGCAGTAAAGTCGTAAGTTTGCAACGTGTCGAATGTGGGAGTACTGATAACAGTATAGGTGTAGGTGTTTTCTGTATAGGTTTCGCCCGACGGAATCATGTCAGACCAGTAGAATGGACTTATGTTGCTACGGCCAAGACTAATTTCTTGAAGTACTGTATCCAATACTTGATTGGCTGACAGATTTTCAAAGTCGCCATCGGTTACAAGATCCAACATAAAAGCTTTGTACTTGGCATATTCTCTGCTGTTGAATTCAATGGCATTGAATAGTTCAAATTGTTTTTCTCTAAGAAACACACCTGTTAGCGCAAGAGGTGCAGAGTTTTGAACTATTAGTTCACCATATCGTAAAATATCTCCAAGGTCGCGAGTGTTGTTGGCGCCCACGATGGGTCCTTGAATTGTTCTAAGATTTTGTCCAATGGTTTCGTAATGAGTCCGGATGGTACCCAAGGTAAATGTTCCACTATTTTCGTTTAGTGGGTTGTTTTCCAAGTTCAAGGGTATTTCGTAAAATCCAGTGGTACTGGCAAAATTACTGATTATTTGTACTTCAATTATTGTGCCAATCAGAATTGGATTCACAACGGATTCAAGCAGAGTAATCACAGTGGTACTATTGACTATTTCGTACACATATCCAGTGGGGTCAATGAATACACCTTCCTGAAAAAGTTGTAGCGGAGCAAATGCAGTATTGGTGTCAACAGGAATATCAATTACCAGTGGCAAACCATTGTAGGTGAATTTGAATACTTGGCGGCTGCGATTTTCTTCTGCTGCTGGTTGCCATCCAATGAGATTGCTAAAAGAAATCCGATCCGTGTACTGGCGAGCAAATCCAATGCTTACTTGCTCTTGATAACTGACGCTGTCGCGGACATATATAAAGGAGTCAGTGTACAAATAGTTTTCAAAAACTATGTCGCCTACGTTATTAATATTAAGAAACTTCAGCGGAAATCCCAACACAGAATCAGTAATCTGTGTTGATCCAAGTGCATATCCAAATAGTTTACTTCCGACAAAAGTTGTGCTGGGGTATGTTAATCTATTAGAAAAGCTGATACCTGCGCTGTCAAAAATATCAAACAGCGGAGGCTGATTTACTTGAGTTTTTTGTTGTGCTAACGCCCATGACACTCCGTCAAACCAATAGCTTTTTCCTTGTTGTACTATGCCACTTAGACATACTACTGTCTGCTTAGACAATACCAGACTGTCAGCAGCTGGTATTAGATCTATTATGAAGGTACCTGAATTGTCAGGATCAATAAATTGCACTTCATAAATTTGATTGCGTACCTGTGGATCTAAATCAGCGGCAAATATTACTCTGCTGCCGTTGATAAATGTATAACCGTCGATACTATAGCCCAATTGACCATTTATGTTGCTAAGGGCATCTGTGGCACCGAAGTCAATGATGTTTACTGGATCTTTTCCTTGTGTACCAAAATTGTACAAATCAAGATTGGCTCTAAATTCAATGATGGGTCGTTTGGCACGTAGTTCATTATCAAGTACCAAGATCTGATTGTTATATGCAGAAGTGGCACGGATTACATCAATATGGAACCAGCGATTGCTACGTGTCCATGCATTGCGATCGTGACTGGCACGATTAATAGTAATATAGTCTGGAATTTCTGGTGCATTCAAACTGGCATCATACGGAGAAGAATCGTAGCTGGTGCTGTCAAAAGGAATACTGCTGCTTTGAGTATATGTTTCTGGCGTAACAAATTCAGACACTGGAACAAGTTTAATACCATTGCCTGCAGTGGCACCTAATACTGGTGTATTGGGCAGAGGTGCTCCTGCCGGGCCACCTGTTCCAGTGTTTAACAGACTTTCTTCTATGGTGTCGTAGATGTACTGTTGGAATGTTGTTGTATTGGCCAGTCCTGTTATCTTTTGACCATTCACAGTATGGAACGTACCAAAATATGCTTCGCCGTCGATAAATCCTACTCTGGCAGCAATACCTGGACCTGTTCCTACACCTTCAACATAGTATTCTAAATTCTGAAACTGCGGTGGTTCAACAGCACCGCGAAATTGTATTTTTAATCCATTGGTTAGAACTACCCCATTTGGGCTGGTGTAATTTTTTGCACCAATAATTTCGTTGGCATCAATAATTAATTCTTCGCCTGGATTAACTAATTTAATCTGTCCAAATATCAAAGGGTTTACACTATCTTGATACCAAAGTGTATCTAACACCGCAGTTAACAACGGAATCTGTTCGAAATATCCAGACGCATCTTTATACCATTGGGTACTGGCATTTTGAGCACCAAACTTGATAGTAAATTTATTGAGATTTGGTACTGGAGCGATACTGTTTAATCGCATGAACGGATTGCCGGCTTCGTCATTGATATATTGGATTTGCCATACACTATATCGCTGTGCCTGACTATCAATGTCAGTTGTCTGATCAAAAGTGGTAGTATCAAAACTTCCACTCAGTCCATTGTTGTCGGGCAATTGCAGTAACGGATCAAACTGAGTTGACACTTGCCAGCCACCGTCTTGAGCATCAGTGATAGTGTTAGTGAATACTATAGTGCGATTTCGTAAGTTTGTAATACCGTCAATACCACCAGGGCACTGAGATAAAAATTCACTTTCGTATACGTTATTAAGTTGATTAAATTTTAACCCAGTAATTAGATCAACTGTGCCGTTTTGATAGCCCAGCGGCATTGGCAAAGTAGTTAAGGTATAGTAAAAATCTTGTGCCGTATTCAATGGCACATTGAAAGTTACTGTGCCTTGATCTTCGCCGTTGTTGACAACGCCCAGCACATCTCTGCTGCTGATATTAGGAGTAGCAGGCATGCGACCTTCAACCCCAGGAGCTGCTTGTATCCAGAAATTGTAACCAGTCTGATTTACTACAAATTCATAATTGCCGCCACGCATCAATGTAATAACAGGATTGTTTCCTGCCACGTCACTGAATTCGTATGCGTTAGTGACACGATTAATATTCCATGAGTCGGTAGAAGGAACGTCTGTACCAGATACATCCACTGATGTTGGGCCGGCTGCCAACCAATAGTATTGACTATAGTTGGTAAACTTGTCAAGATCCGAAAAAGGATCCCACGAGTAATATTCGCTTTCAAATAAGCGATCTTGTTTCTGAGTATTGGCACCTTTAAGAGCAAGTGCATCAATGATGCCAGGATATGTTATAGCATCTACTGCTGTGTTAGTGTCTGGTTTTAAAAAAACCACACCAGGGTCTAACTGATAATCGTTACGTACAGCTGATGACTCAACTATGTAGTAATCTGCAGGATTGACACCGGGCCCAACTTTGCTTCCTATATATCCTTGTGTGCGTTTAAAATTAGGCTCTTGTGTTAGCTGATCTAATGTTGCACCTAAAAATTTCTTATTAGTATCGGTGCGGAAAATTTCAGGTAATAGATCTACGGTGCGACGTGTAGCCATTAGTAACTACTCCCAAATGAAGTACCTTGACTGATACTATTAGGATACAGACCTGACACAGATGTTGCACTGCGAATATTGCTTTGTGTTAGTGCTGTAATTACTTCTACATCGGCCACCGTAGCTGCACTCACAAAAATTTCGTTGGCAGCAGATCTGATCTCATATAAATCACCAAATGATTTAAGCGGATTCAGCGGTACTAATACAACAGAACTCACAATTGATCCTAAATTCTGATGTAGATAAGCCGACAACTCGGAGAAGAAAAAGCTATCACCAAAATCCCATTTGTCAATTGTAAAATACGTATTGACATATTGAATTACCAGGCTCTTTATTTCGCTGACACTGGCTGTAGTATTTTGTGCTTGTACCACTTTGATTGTGGCACGTAACTCTGGTGCTGCTTTTGCACCAAATAACGGTTTAAATACCACGCTATTGAGTACTAAATTGTCAGATATCATTTTGTAATCGTTTAATGCTGCATATGCAGTATTGAGTTCATCAACAGTTGGCTGGTCTGGTTCGGGCACAGTTCCTGTAGTATCTTTTACATAATTCTGATATGCAGTATAGTATTCTTGTGTGACCACATATGAATCAATGATATTAACCACTCCGGGATCTATCAGATTAGTCAATGGGCTATTGTGTCTGTATTGGAAATACAAACTCTGACGTCCTACTCTGCTGACAAAGTCTGTACGTGAAATCAGAGTTCTTTGTATTATTCCGTTGGTTACATTTACGTCCAATTCATAAAATGCATCTTCCTGATATGCATAAAAAATTTGTCCGTCAACATATTCGCTTTTGACTAATTCAATTGCGTCACTAGTAGCATAAGAAGAATTAACCACTCCGGCTGCTACTGGAAGATAATTTTCGGTATTGTTAAAATCCACTGTCAGCTGTAAAAATACATACTTTGTAGTGGGATTAACTAAAGGTGCTACAACTTCGTCAAAGAAATCAGGATTGTCTGCCACACCGTCTGAGTCACTGTCACGATAACTAACAACTACTTGATAGTCATTTACAAATCCGTCACTTTGCACAGGTTGTGCAATAATATCTGTGGTTACATCTGCAGACAGCGGATAATTTGAATCTGGTCTAGAATTAGTTTTTAGTATTTTAATAAAATCATTGATAACTGAACCAGTTCTGCTGTCATAAACTTTTCCGCTGCCATCAAAGAAGAATCGTGTTTCTATTACACTGGCAAAAATATAATCTAGGCCACGCGAAGTCACAGTATAAGATCCTGTGGTTTGAATAGCTTGAAACTGTATCAACCATGAAGCGTCAAGACCTAATCCTTGTGCATTTTGTGCATACTGTAGGCTGAATGGTGCATCTTGTGCCAGGTTAGTACTGGTGATGAGATACCAGGTGCTGGTAAGATTATTATAACCCAGCCCAAAATTTCTAACCAATTCAACTTGTTGCAATATTGATTGTTCCAGTACAGTAGTTAGAGTATTATTAAATTTAGGTATTACTTCTTGAGCAATAGCACCTGTTGGTACAAAGTTGTTGACCACAACAGGACCTATACCGTTGGATAAATTACCTAACCCAGAATTGGTACCGTCCAAGATGACACCACTTATAGTTGCCCAAATTTCCAATTTTTCATCTGCACGAACTGGTACTCCGGCCACAAGCTGATTGTTTGCATTAAAGAAATAGCCAGTCGGTGGAATAAATTTTATCAACGACCCTTGTGTAATATACTTGGCATTGTTGCTGGCATAGCTTCCTATTGACTGAGGTGCATTATTGAATATATTGTAGAAGTATCCAGATGTTTCATTGACCACAGTGGTACTTTGATTCCATGCTAAATTTATAACTAACAAATTAGGACGCGGAAAATTAGCATAATAAAACTGTGTCATTGCACGAGAACTCAGCGTAGGTTCAACTGAGTTAGCAATTACATCTACAATATCGTTGGTGCTTACCCAATCAAAGTTAAATGTTGGCAACACATTTTCTTCATAAAACATGCCATCAGATGCAAAAATATTTGTAGAACTATATTTTCCAGTGGGATCATTTAAATCAATATACCGTGTGGTACCCACACTTGAACGCACAATTGATTTGCTTTTAATAATACTATTAAATCTTGTAAACGGAAAAAGATTATAGTCTTCGCCGTTGACCATACGATTCTGTGTATAGTAACGTGCAGGAGCACGTTGTTTAATTTCTTCAATTGTTTCGCGTGGTTGTGCATTACTAACAGGGTTGGCAATCCCGCATGTGAATGTAATAGTTTCTAAACGACCAAATCTGCTGATGTAACTGATGGGAATTTGTACAGACTGCATTTCTTCTGGATTAATGATATAACGTAATCCGTTACTTGCACGTACATAGGTTCGGAAGAATCCAACTGGTGTTTCTGCAAATACACCATCACCAAATGTCAAGGTAATCTGATCATTGGCACGACTGGCTATAGAATAAATTTTACGTTGATTTGGTGCCAATTGTTCAACTGCTGCGGCATAGATGCTTTCTGCATATTTCCATTGGCTGGCAATAGTTCCCACGTTGGTAAGCTCGTACAACCAATAATCTTGATTGTTGATGCCGTCGATATTGATATTGACTGCTCGATTGGGAATAGCTTCTGCTAAATTAAAATCTTGATTTTGTAAAGTGCCTTGCTTGAACAAAAAGAAAAAGCCAGTGTTGCCTGATCCAAAACCCAGTTGGTCGTTGCGGTACAGCACGTTAAATGCACCACTGGGCTGTGGTGCCAGTTCGTAAATGTAGTCTCGACCGCTACTGGTGCCGCTGACAATTTCAAACGGCATGTTAATACCATCAACAACAGATGAGTAAGGAATAATAGGCAAGAAACCTGGTACTAAATTGATGGTGTACTCGTCGGTTCGAATGCCTTGTAACACAGCATTATTGCCCGGACGGCCAAATTTTTGACTATCGATCAAGCTGGCATTCACAATGTAGGTAAACTGTTCTAACCAGTTTGGATTAGTGGGATCATTCCAGTTGATGGTGACATTTGATAAGTTAACGCCGTTGAAGTCTGTGATACTTTCTGTGGTCTGAACAGAATTTACTTTGATATAGCCTTGTGCAGCTTGGTTACGCTTGGGTGTGTAGCTGACAAGATTGGCCAGGCGTACCACAGAATCACGACGCTCGGCTGTATCTAAGAAGTTTTCTCGGGCGTTTAAGTCGTTACGGAAGGCCAGTGACTGACCCATAAAGGCCATAACGTCCAGAATAGCAATAAATTCCGACGATTCAATGTAATCGTTGAACGTTTCTGGATAGTACAAACGCAGATAATCTACAAAACTTTTACGTAAGGTTTCAAAGTCGTAGCTTTGGAAGTCGGCTTCTCTGTATGTTTGATACAGGCGTTTCCAATCTTCTACTCCAAATATTGCTGTTTGTCGTGCAGTTTGTGCCATATCATCTCGTCTATAAGAGTATTTATTACAGTTAAAAACGGCGTAGTTTTAGATAAAACTGGCTCGACGAGATTCCACATCAAAAAATAATGCCAGACTCTCTGAAGTGTAACTGCCCACTAATTGTACATCTAATTCTACTCGTAGACCGTTATCTTGCGGATATAGGACCAGGCTAGTAATGAATAGACGAGGATCACCTCCAACTACACGTTGCAGCTCGGCCTTGATATTTTCTTGTGTGTCAGGGGATTGGTTTTCAAATAAGAAACTCCAGATTATTGTGCCGTAGCCGGGTCGGCCAGGTAACTCACCTTGCTGTATATTAAGTGCATTTGAGAGGTCTCGTTTGACCAGTTCAAAGTCTGTTAAAGTAAACTTCTTGAACTGATCAATAGTGTTAAATCCAATGAATGTGGGCATGCTAATACTTATCCTGATCTGGCAGAAGGGTTGGAAGCAAAGAACGATTCTTTCTGGGCAACAAGTTTTGCTTCTCGTGCAATTTCGGCATCAAGCTGAGCCTGTGATTGAAATTGCGAACTGTTGTAATCTATATTTGCTATTGGTCTGGGTTGTGCCAATGCTGCATCTGCATTTGATCCTGTGTTGGATACCGGCAAATTAGACTCTCTGCCCAAGAATGTTGATTGTCCAGGTGCCTGTGCAGTCTGTGTACCAAACTCTCGGTTAAATTCTCCCAAGCCACGAGCAGCAGGCACAGGTGCATTACCTGTGGTACCTGCAGCATCTGCAGTGAGTCCTGAAGACTGACCAGCACGTGCCAAGGCTGCTGCACCAACATTATTGCCCACTGTTGCGCTGATATTTTGTGCTTGTTCTTCTGTTTTGCCTTCGTTGATTGCTTGTGTATATGCTCCTACTCTTGCATCTTGTTGTTCTTTTCTTACGTCAATGTTTATGGGGTTTCCAAAGTCTGGAGTTGGCACCTTGGGATTACCAATTACGTCCTTGACAGCAGTATTGACTGTGGCTCGAGCAACTGTGTTAATGACGCCGTTGGCTGCTACCTGCAGGTTTATAATGCTAAACAGACCGCCTGTGGCCTTGTCAACTGCTTGCTGTGCATTTTTGGCCAGAGCATTGATTTTATTAAATGCTGCTCCTGCAACTTTGCCAACAACCCAGTTTACTGCTGCTTGCGGACCAAATCTCACAGCAGTTTGCAATACAGCACCCAACTGTTGAGCAGTTTCGCCTTTGCCAAGAATGCCTTTCTTTTGTAATGCAGTAAAGCCGGCTGACATTAGATCCTGCTGAATCAAATTTTGTAGATTTGGGTTGGTCAACAGTGCATTGAGGTTAGGTACATAGTTTTTGCCGGTCCATATTGTTGAACTTGATAACAATCTAACAACGTTGCCAGCATTGACGCCTGGCACGCCCAGACCGTAACGGGCCAAGGTTCCAGGCTTTA